ACACTTGCAACACAATATGGAATGGATTTAAAATTCTTTTTCCTTTTCAATGAGTCCTTGATTCCCCGAGCGAGAAATTATTTGGTTGATGAATTTATGAGAAGTCATTATACTCATCTCATGTTCATCGATGCAGATATACATTTCGATCCAAATGATGTACTTACTTTAGCTGCATTGGACAAAGACATTATCGGTGGCCCTTATCCGAAAAAATGTATTGCATGGGAGAAAGTTCGTAATGCAGTTGATTCAGGCCTGGCAGATGAAAATCCCGAAGTTCTAGAACAATATACAGGTGATTATGTTTTTAATCCAGTAGAAAATACACACAAAATTCAAGTTGCAGAACCAGTTGATGTTCTGGAAATTGGTACAGGCTTTATGATGATTAAAAAACAAGTGTTTAATGATTTTAAAGAAGCTTATCCCCAATTTAGTTATACACCAGATCATAATCGTTCTGAAAATTTCAAGGGTGATAGAGACATTCATGCATATTTTGATACAGTAATTGATTCAGAAGCTTATTTAGGTGATATTGCAGGGGGAAGTAATCGGTATCTTTCAGAAGATTATTTCTTTTGTCAATTTGTTCGTAGACTTGGATATAACATTTATCTTTGCCCGTGGATGAAATTGGGACATATGGGTTCTTATGTTTTTTCTGGTTCGATGGCCAGTTTAGCGAATCTTGAATTTGCAGCTCATGGTAATGATTCTGCAAAAGTAAGTGGACATGAAAAACGAAGAAAGAAAACAACGAGAAGAAGAAAGAAAAAATGACTTGACAATAAGTTAAGAATTTGTTATAATTACACTATTAACTAAAATTGAATTGGAGAATAAAATGAAAGTAAGTGATCGTACAACTAACCTATTAAAAAATTACGCAAACATCAATCAAAGTATAGAATTTCGTGAAGGAAAACTTCTTAAAACGGTTTCTCCTTTAAATACAATTCTGGCCTCAGTTGAAATTGAGGAAGAGTTTCCACAAACATTTCCAATATATGAATTGAATCGTTTTTTGGGAACTTTAAGTTTGTTTAATAATCCAGAATTAGATTTTACTGATAATGGAGTTAGTATTACTGATGACAACCATAAAGCAATTTATCGTTATTGTGGAAGTAGTTCAATGTTCCAAACACCGCCTGATAAAGATATAACTTTTCCAGATGCAGAAGTTAATTTTAAATTATCTCAGGATCAATTTAAGAAAACAATCAATGCAGCTAATACTTTGGGACTTCCAGAAATTGTTGTTGAAGGTAATGGTTCGGAAATATTATTTGTTGTATCCGATACAGGCAATCCATCATCAGATCAATTTTCAACTAAAGTTGGTTCGACTGATAAAACATTTCGTATGATTTTTAAAACAGAAAATCTTAATAAAATCATGGAAGGGGAATATGATGTTTCACTTTCATCTAAACGCATTTCACATTTTAAACGAGAAGGTGATTCACTTCAGTATTGGATAGCACTTGAACAAAATTCTACTTTTGAGGAATAATTATTATGACTGAATCTTTATTATGGGTTGAGGGATATAGACCCAAAACCATTGATGAATGTATACTTTCCGAAACAATCAAGGGAACTTTATCAGATCTTGTAAAAGATGAAAAGATTCCCAATCTTATGTTCACTGGGCCGTCAGGAGTTGGTAAGACAACCGCAGCACGAGCAATTTGTGAACAAACAAATTCCGATTACATAATCATTAATGGTTCAGATGAGGGTAGGATGATTGATACCCTGCGAACCAAATTGACTCAATTCTGTTCGACTATTTCTCTTGGTGGTGGTCGTAAAGTTGTTATTATTGATGAAGCGGATTATATGAATCCCGATTCTGTACAACCAGCCATGAGAAACTTCATTGAGAAGTTTGCAGAGAATTGTTCTTTTATTTTTACTTGTAATTATAAAAATCGAATTATAGATCCGATTCATTCACGATGTGCGGTTGTAGATTTTGGATTGAGTAAGGAAGAGAAACCACATATTGCATCTCTGTTCATGGAACGATGTGTATCAATGTTGACAACAGAAAATGTAACTCATGACAAGAAAGTAATTGTAGAACTAATCAATAAACACTTTCCAGATTTTCGCAGAGTCATTAACGAACTTCAGAGATATGCAACTTCAGGTGACATCGATTCTGGTGTTCTTGCGAATATTGGTGAATTAAATTTGGATGTATTAATTTCTGCATTACGAGAAAAGGATTTTCAGAAAATGCGCCAATGGGTTGCATCGAATGTGGATAACGATCCAGTATCGGTTTATCGTAAAATTTATGACAAATTATATGAGGTATTGGAAAGATCTTCTATACCTCCAGCGGTATTGATTATTGCAGATTATCAATATAAATCTGCATTTGTCGCAGACCAAGAAGTCAACCTTGTTGCGTGTTTGGTTGAATTGATGGCAGAATGTGAGTTTGTATGAATGAAATTTTTAAAAAATATGGTAAAGTTCCAATATTTGGAAAACGAATATTACATGTAGCCTCTCCTGTTCGATGGAAGGGAAGTAAGTATGAGGTGGAGCGTTGTTCCAACTGGAAGGTGATGATGGACACGGTGAATTTTTTGCCAATGTGTCATCACTATATAATGATTCCAGAAAGGAACACGCTCTCTTCATCAGATAAACTTTATTCGATGGATAACGTAACGATAATTCCGTTTCCTTATCCACAATCGGTAATGCAGAATCGTGCTAATTTTGATGGTAAAACATTCTGTAGAATCTTTTCTGGAAGACAAAAAGTAGAATTTCGCCCTGGCGAGTTCATTACATTACATACTTCTTCAATCGATATTGATTTTGTATTTTGTCATCAACCAGAAATTCTTACAAATGTTCTTTGGAATTTGTTGTCACTTCGTTATGGAATGAACAATACAGATTCCATGTGTTTTTTTCATTGGGTTGATTGCAATGCATCGAGTCCTGCACCAGCATTTCCACCAACATTTTTCAGAGGATTTGAAGCCATTGATAGGTGTAGTACGATATTTTTTCATTCCGATATGAGTTTGAAATATCTTATGTCAAATTTTGGAGAAAAGAAACCTCATGTTCTTATTCCAGATGAAAAAATTCTGATGAATAAAATTGCAAAGATGCCACTCAAAGCGAAACCACTTCCTCAAACGAATGGTGAATATTGGAGTTCACCAGAAGGAAAGAAAATAATTGCATTTAATCATCGTTGGAATGAAACAACTGGTGCAAGACAACTTCACAAGATGATGGAAGGATTACCAGAAGAATATTTGGTTCTTGTTACAGATGAAAAAGTTAAAAAACCATTGTCTGGATATTCACCAGTAGATGAAGGTGGGAAATTAGAAGAACTGGAAGAAAATGATACTGATTCTGTTTATGAGCCAGGCAGATTTAAATATGCATATGAAGGAATCCCCACATCACGACTTGGTTCGATGGAATTGTATTCTGATTTTTTACGTGGTTCTTATGCATCTGTTGCGTGGATTAAAGGATATGCAACATGGAATTTATCAGTACAAGATCCAATCTTGGTGGGAACACCAACTTTAGTTTATGATTCACCTATGATGAGAGAAGTACTTGGTGATAATTATCCATTTTATTTCAAAACAAAAGATGATTTTCAGAAAATGATTCAAAATATGCCAAGTGATTTTTCTCATTCCATACCGAAACACGATCATATGTTTCGGGAAAATTTAGTGCAAGCTATGATGAATAGTTGGCAACATACTAAAATGAATAAAGAAGGATCATTTTGCAAGCCGTGGTTGTATTTTGTTTTGAATGGTATGGAATATAAAAAAGATTTTTTGTATCAGACACACCCAATTATGGTTGATGCACAAGGTGGAAATTCATGGGAAACAATTCGTAGATGGTGTTTACAATTTGGTTTGAAAGATGACCCAACTTCTCGCCATACTCGTTTGTTTATTCCAGATGAGGACATTGAAAATAAGATAAAAAAATATTTAGAAGGTTTTGATGGTACTAAATATTCTATGAAAGAACATGAAGATTTTCATAGTGAATTAAATAAAAGTAATGTAAGATCAACTTTATCAGAGTTTATGTCATGAGTCCTTTTGATTTTGTAAATCAGATTAATCACGGTAAGATAAATCTGATGGATGAAACTCCCGAATTAGAAAAGGAGTATAAACAGTTCATTATAAATCGTGCATTGAGTTTCAATCACGATACAGTACTTTATGCAAACGAAATGAACGTTCAGAATCACCTAGATTCGAAGCTTCAATTCGACTTTTTTCTAAATACAATTAGACCGAAAAAACGGTATGGAAAATGGTTGAAACGTGAAAACAATGGAGTTCTCGAATTAATCAAGGAATATTACAAGTGCAGTTATGCGAAAGCTAGAGAATACTCTACTTTACTTAATGATTCGCAACTGGATATTATTAAACAAAGAATTGATACAGGTGGTTTGAAAGGACAAAATGAGTGAGCATATTATCCAAAATATGGTTGAAGTAGAATTAAAAGAACCCGATGATTTTCTCAAAGTCAGAGAAACCCTTACAAGAATCGGGATTGCATCACGCAAAGAAAAAACCTTATTTCAATCATGTCATATCCTGCACAAGCAGGGAAAATATTACATAGTACATTTTAAAGAGTTGTTTGCATTAGACGGCAAGACAACCAATTTTTCTGAAAACGATGAAGCAAGACGAAATACTATTGCCAATCTTCTCGCAGAATGGGAATTAATTTCTCTTGTAGAATCAGATAAATCATCAGAACCTACTGTGCCATTGAGCCAGTTGAAAATTCTTTCCTTCAAGGAAAAGGATGAGTGGGAGCTTACTCCCAAATATAATATTGGAAATAAAAGGGATTCTGATGAGTTGGACGAATGATTTACGATTTTATAAATTATTTTCAGGTGTAAAAGACCCCAAAAGAGCTACAGAGGGGTCTGCGTGTTTTGACTTGTACTCTTTTTTACCAGACAACTCAGCAGTTTACGTGTATATAAACCATGTTGATGAGTTGGAAATAAAAAATAGATTGGTGCAAAATGAAAGAGTACAGGTCAATCCTAAAGAGAGAGTTTTAATACCTACTGGACTTATTTTTGATATTCCATATGGGTATTCAATGAGATTATATCCAAGATCAGGCCTGGCATTGAAACAAGGATTGACTCTTGCAAATAATGTAGGAATTATTGATTCTGATTATGTTGAGCCTGTTTTTGCAATGATGACTAATATTAGTGGAACAACACAATACGTAAAACACAATGAACGTATTTGTCAGGGTGAATTATTTAAAGATGTAAAATGTATCTTGGATGAAATCGATGAAAAACCAGACAGAAAAACTGATAGGGATGGAGGATTTGGATCAACTGGAAAGGAATAATCTTGGTTTATATATTGGAGAAATGGACAATTGCATCCGTTCAAGTAGTATATTATATTCCAGATTATTTGCACGTTGTGAACGAATTCGTGTGGCAGACAGAAGACAGAGTACCAGAATTTCCACGCATAGCTAAGTTTTTAGATTATTGGGACAAGAACATTGACGGCCCAATCAAAGAAGTATATATTTACGATCAAGGCCAAAGTGAGGTCAGGATGGTCGATAGAAAATTTAAATTGAATTAATAATTTTTTAATTATTAGAATTTTACACTTGACAATTTGTTGAAAAATTGTTACAATTATAATATGAACAATTAAATATGAAAAATTGATATGAGCATTACCAGATATATTCG